CTTGTCACGGGCACTTGAGTGCTTTGTTTAGAGGAGACTCCTTGACTGGGGCAGTAAAGATAACCATGGACTGTCTACTCTGTGGCGCGCACGACTCGAGTGCGCTTGATCCAAGACCATCCCTCGTCATCAAGGATGAAGCCCGGCTTGCTCACGATGGAATCAAACAACTCAACGCATCCTATCTGACCAGCGATTAGCCGCGCGTGCTTCTCGCCTCGCATCGACCAAAGCATGAGCGTGTAGCCCTCGGCCTTGCGCTTGTTCAGCCACGCTATCGCCTTAATGTTGGGCTCGCCGCCTACGTGTAGCGTTCCGTCTACATCAACGGCAATAACCCGCGGCGGCGGTAGCTCACGCTTCCGGCTCGTGCCCGTATGCCCTGATGAGTTGCCGCAGTAACTCATTGGTTTTCTCCTGCTCCTCGACCAATGTCTCCAGCAGTATGACCTGCTCGCTGTTTGGCTCGTATGCTGACTCCTTGCGTTTCTTCAGCACAATGCCTGCCAAACCAAAAGCAACCAAGGCGATGCCCACCCACAGTAATGCTTCCATGTCTCAAGGTTAATACTCGCGGATAAGGTGGCAAGTCTTACCCCTCAAGCTCCTGCACCACACTGACCAAGCTCTTGACTTGGGGTTCGGCCAAGAACCGCGCGCGCGGAAACGCTGCGTCCATCGGGTCGATGTTGAAGCGCACCGTGATCTGGTAGGCCGGCACATCGGCCACCTTTTCGGTCTCAGGCTTGGGTGGCGTGGGTGGCGCAAAGTTCTGAAGCACCAACTGCTTGGCTGCGCTTGGATCGGCGAACAGGCTTTTAACCTCCTTATGCTTCTTGGCGATCTTCATGCAATACCTGGCCTGCATCGGGTCCACGCCATGATCAGCCAGCCCATCCACCCACCCGTCAAACGCCTGGCCAAGCTCCATCTCTGCCTGGACCAATAGCGTCCCCTCCTCGTGCATAGCCTCGATGGCCGTCTTCATCTCTTTGATCGCGCCGGCTTTGGCCTCGCGGATACGTTCTGCCAGCGCGCGCAACTGCTCCACGCTGACCCCTGTTGTTAGTTCGTTTCCCATAATGTCTGAGTCTCTTTCTGTTGGTTCGTTAGGTTGATCTTAGTTCGTGTGCCCCCGACGATCAGTTGTCGCAGGGCGTAAGTCTTTCTGGCCTCAATGCTCTTTTGGCTGCGGGCGATGGTCGCAGGGTTAGCCGCCTTCCGTATCTCGATGACCCGCTTGGACACGGCCGCCCGGGTCACGCCGAACTGCTTGGCAATGCTCGTCTGCGTCTTGTCCTCGTCCTTGTCCTCGAGCTCGAAGGCCGCCTGCCAGGTAGCGACGAAGTATTGCAGATCCGGGCAGGCCGACACCTCCCTCGCCTGTTGCAGGAAGCGGACAATGGCCTCCCGTTGAGCAATTCGGTGCCCGTCCTTGTCCGACACCTTCAAGGTCTTCATCATCGCCGCCTTGCCGTGCTTCACCGCATCCGGGCAAACATTCACATCAGCAGCCCGGCACATATCGAGCCACTCGTCAGCCCACACGTCCTCGGGCCTGTCCTCGTGCGTCGGCCAATAGCTGGCCTCTTTCCGATCCGCTGGGTCGCCTCCGAGCATTTGGGCGCGTTTCATGTCAATCACGCCGCCCTCCTCCCCGCCTCTTCCCGCGCCCGTAATGCCCTCAGGTCACGTTTTTCCAGCCAACCAATAGCCACACCGCCATTGCCCACCTCGGCCACGCTCACGGCATTGTCGGAGATCACGCCGTGGTCCTGCAGTTCGTTCATCACGGCCACCTCGTCGAGGCCGTGGGCGGCGATGTAGGCGCGCAAACTTTCGCTCATGCCGCCACCTCCTGCCCAGCCAACTGCCGGCGCATCGCCGTGATTCCGGCCTTAAGCTCGCCTATCTTCTTGGCCACCTCAGGCTTCAGCCGCCGATCCCAGGGCGTCTCCTCGTCGGCCGCCTCTTTATTGCGCGGGTCGCCCTGGAGCCGGCTGATCTCAGACTTGGCCGCCTCGATCCGCTTCTCGAGGTGCCACACGCCCTCGGCCGGCTTTGGGCTGCCGTTGTGTCCGTTCACCTGCCCGTTGCCGAATTGCTTAGGGCTTCGGTTCGACTGCCACTTGCGCCAGAAACCCGACAGATCATGCGGCATCGAGCGGACGGGCCTGCCCTTGCCGTCCATCCACCCGGCGCCCTCGCGGTCATCGTGGTAAGCGCGGCATACGTCTTCGGGGATCATGGCGCGTCTGCCGGCCTCGATGACTTGCGGCAAATTAAATCCTGACGGTGCGTCGCTGACGACAGTCAGCGTTCCCTTTCCTTTATCATTCTCTTCCCATTCCCTTTCCCTTTCCGTTGGGTTGGTGCTTGGGTTTTGCTTAGGTTGTGCTTGGGTTTTGCTTGGGTTGTGCTTCGCTCCGTTGTTTCGGGCTGCTTCGGTTTTGGCTTTGGTTCGGGCGCTTCCGCCTCTTTTGCCGGCCTCACGGCGGGCCTGCACCTCGTCTTCTTTGAAGGTCGGGTAAAACGCCACGCAAAGCGCATCATCCTCCCAGTGCCACAGCGCGCTCTCCTCGCCCACCTCGGCCAAAGTCACACCTAGCGTCTGTTGCCACTGGCGGTCCTTCCACCCGCCGCAGCCGTAGATTTTGCCGCCGTTTTCCTGCTCGCAGCAATAGGCCAAGAGGTTAAGCCAAGTGGCCCGCTGAATCGGCTCGCTCCCAGCATATTCCGGCGAGCGCAGGGTTGTTGTTTTGAGGTTTAGCCAGATCATAAAGTTGCATCCCTCCTCGACACTGCCCGCTTAAACCGCCACCACCGGCGAAACTCCGCTCGGCTCATCTGGCCGGCCCTAAACAGCCACCGCGCAAAGCACATCTTTTGGGTCGCCATCGACCAGCCGGTGGTCTCGGGCATATTGCGAAACTGGAACACGTCGCACGGCCACGCGGCCAACTGATTGCGCCAGTAAGGGAACAGGTGCTCGTCCGGTTGCGCCGGCAGGAGTTCCAGTTGCTCGGTCACGCCGCCTCCTTCCGGTTCCAATTCCCCAAGACCTCATCCCGCTTGCGCCGGGCCTCTTCGAGGTCGGCCGTCCCCAGGCTCGCCGCCACCCGAGCCTGCTTGTAGACCGGATCGTAAGGCGTCCACCGCAGCCAGTAGGTGCCGTTGTTATTCCAGATGAACCGGTCAGGGTTCGGTTGCCAGCGGCTGCGCTTCATAGGTAATACTCCGCCACCCGTTTCCCGCTCCGCGTCTCGACGGTGCGCTCCTCGATCTGCCATCCCGCGTCGCGCAGCTCGTGGATGCGAGCAGCCAGGCGCAGGCACTGGAAACGCTCCAGCGCCTCGAGGGCCGTCAGTCGGTTGCCCGCTTCAAGGTATCGCAAAATGCGATTGGCCTGCGTCGGGCGGCGGTGGGTTTCGGGCGCGGCGAAACTTAGTTCGGGTTGCCACGTCACGCCGCCACCGCCTTCCCGTAAGCCCACGCGGGCAGGTTCAGACACTGCGCCTCGGCCTGGTAGCCCGGCCACACACCCGCGTCCTCGCACTGAGCGATCAGTTCCAGCGCGTCATTCATCATGCCGACGCCCAGATCCAGCGCATCCGGGTGGATCTCGTAAACGGCCACCGCGTAAGGCGCGGCAGTTTCCACCGCGATCCAGTAGAAGCGGCACGGAGGCAGGCCATTCAGCCCCGCCAGATGGCAATACCATGCCGCGCTGACGTGGTAGTTGAGCGATGCCGCCTGCCGCGAAAACGTGCCGTAGTCGGCCCCTGCCGACGTGGTCTTCACGTCCACGATGACGGCCTCGTTGTCGCTCTCCACTTTCAGCGCATCGACGCGGCCCTTGATCCAAAGCCCGGTGCGGTGCTGGGCAAACATCGCCACCTCGCTATCGCAGCCAGCCAGCAACGCCTTCGCCGCATCATGCGCGGCGATGCTGTCGCGGATTCCCCGCGCGGCGCGGGCCTCGTCCTGGTCGAGGATAGGCGTGGCGCCCATCTTGGCTTTCCACTCCTTGCCCTCCTTGGTGCGGAAGTCGCCTTCCTTGCCCTCGGGTTTCTCGACAAAAGCCGAGTCGAGCTTGGCCGGCTCGAGCACGGCAAGGTGGGCCATCGTGCCGAGGAGCATAGCTTTGCTCGGCTCGCGCTTGGTTTCGCCGGCCATGTGCGCCGCGTAGTGACTCGGCGTTTTAGGCGGCAAGATGTGCTTCGCGTCACTGCCCGCGATGGCGGTCTGCGCGCGATACTCCTGCTCGAGCATGTCGTAGAACACGCCCGAAATTCCGTATTTGAGGGAGCGCATGGTCAGAACGGGATGTCTTGATCCGCCGCCTCGTCCGCCTCGGCCTTCACCGGCGCCGCGGCCTTCTTCTCCATGTGCTTCCAGTTGCCGATGATCGGCCCGCGCTCGCCCGCATCGCGCTTCTCCTTGCTGATGCCCTGGGTGATGTAGCCGTCGTCGCCGTATTGGCTCTGACCGTCGCGGTTCTCCCAAAGGATTGCGTCGAGGTAGATGCCCTTCTTGCCCTGGTAGAGGTCGGGCTTGCTGATTTTGCTAACGTCAATTTTAAGTTGGATTGCCATAATGTGTGTTGGTTGGTGTTTGGTTGGTTGGTTAAAACGGGATGCGGTCATCGTCGGCCTCGACGGGTTTCGCTTTGCTCGGACGGTCCACGGGAAACTCGTCCGTGGTGCGCGGGGTTGGCTTCGGCCTCGCCGCGTAAGTCGTGGTGCCCTTGGTCAGATCCTTGGAAAGGATGCGCGGGGCGGATGAGCTTGCCGCGTTGCCGTCATCGTCCTCCGGCGCGAGGCCAAGGGCCGTCTGCAAGTGGTAGCGGCGCGCGTAAGTGATCGCGCTTCCGTAGCCCTGCGCGTCATTCTTCGTGCACGGCACGAAGAGCCGGCCAAAAGACATCTCCTCGCCGCTCTCGTGCACCAGCACGGTTTCCACTTCGACGCCCTGCGCGTCGGTCGCGTGCGTGCGCTGCGTCAGCGCGATGCCGTTGTCGTTGAGCGCCTCGACCACCGCCTCAACGCAGGCCGACAGGTCGGCATAGCGGCTCTTGAAGTGCGGGTTCTGGCTACTCTTGAGCGCCGGGCCAAAGCCTTTCTGGGCCTTGACGAGGGCGGCGCATATCTGCTTGCGTGGTTTTGACACGCTCTCTTGGTTCGTCTCCATTGTGTGTGTTATTCGCCGCGTCCGGGCTGCAACCTGGGCGCGGTCTTTTTTTGGGGTGAAGCGGGCGGCCCTCCGTTAGTGGTTTGCCGTCCAAAAATTTGATCCCAGCCGTAGACCGCCACGGCCAACGCCGCCCACTCGTGCGACTTCACGCCATACGTCGGGCCGGGAGCCTTCTTCGTTCCCTGCGGGCCGAGTCTGTCCAGCAATGCCTGCCGCACGTTCGCATCCTTGGCCCGCGGCGAATTGCACAGGTGCAGCTTTACATCGCGGCGGAACACGCGGGAAAACTGACTGCCCGCCTGTTGAGAAACTTGCATGAAGCGCCCGATCCACACGCACGTCTCAAAGACGGATGCGCCCACGGCCATGCCATAGCTGGCAATGTGCTCGCAGTAGATCGGGACGCGGACGTGCAAGCCTCTGCCAAGAATTTCAAGCAGTTGATCGTTGGGCAAAATATCTGCAACGGTCACGCGCAGCCCGTCAAACAGCACTCGCGCCGATTGCTCCGGGCCGGGATCAATGCCAATAACGCCGACAATGCTTTCCACGCAATCACCGCATTCCGTCATGTCGTGGAAAATCGACTGACCGCATTTACAATAATGGATCTCGCGGCTCATCGGTTGCTCCAATCGTGCCCGCCGATGCGGTCGGCCTCGTATTTGTCGCGGCACTTCTCCGCGCAGGCTGCATCCTTGGCGCGCTCGTCGGCCACCAACTCCCGCAGTCGCTCCAGCTCGCGGACCAGGATGCCGCGCTCGACTTCCCACGTGGCCACGGTCGCCCGCAGTTCCTCGTTCTCGCACTCCAGCCGCACGATCGAGGACGCCATCGAGTCCTCCATCGTCCACGCCGGGCCAAAGCCCACCGCGCCCACGGTCATGGGATGTGCGGGGGCGGCGTGCGCCGGTCCCCAAACCGGCACCGCCCCCGCTGTTCTCCCCTTAGGAGGTGTGTTGTCCTCGGACAAATTCATAATTCAAGCGCCTCCGCTTCAGCCCGTCGCAGCGCAGCCAGTTGAATCTCGGCATCAGCTTCGTCAATGTAGGCTTGCAAACGCTTCCGCAGCTCGAGGTTTTCGCGGGTCGCCTTCTGCGCCGCGTGGTAAAGGTTGGCGATCTCCGCCTCGAGCCGCTCCGAGTTCATCCGTTCCCGGTGGAGTTCCTCGCACAGCGATGCGATCTGCGCGTCCTTCGCGCGGAGGTAGTCCTCCATCTCCATTTCATGCGACATGGTTGAGCCCTCCGTGATTCTTAATGGTCTTCCAAAAAATCTCCGCAGGCGGCAGGCGGCAGCCGATCCAATCGCAAAACTCAACCGCCTCGTCGGAAAGCAACCAAGCGCGCAACTCCTTGTGGTCGTTCGGCCCTTTGCAAGTTGCGATGTTCCGCGGAATCCGGTCCCAAGAATACTTTGGCCCGGTGCTCGTCCACTTCAGCCGGCGCTTCACCGTGGTGGGCCAAGGCAGGCACTTCCCCTCGGTCGTAATGATCCCATAGCGGCAAAACAGCACGAGGTCATCGACGGCCTGCTCAAGGATCGCCCAGGCCAGCAACTCCCACGGACTGCGCTCCGCGGACTTGCTCGAGGAACCGAGGCTAACACGGCCATTGTGGACCGTGCTGCCGTAGCTCTGGTCAACCTCGTAAATCATCTCAGTCCCTTGGCAATGCACTCGACAAACAGCACCAGCCCAATGGCGATCGCCGTCAGCAGCAGCATGGCCGCAATCGCGTTCTCCGGGGGGTCGGTTCTCATTGCGCAAGCCTCCGGCGGAGGTTGGCCAAGCCCTTGATGACTCGCTGGCGCAGCGTCGGCCCGCGGCCCTGCTCGAGCCGGTCGAGAGCGCGGCCCAGCACGACCGGATCAAGACACGGTTGCCAGCCGAGGTTGTCGGAGACGGGAAGGCGGCGATCTATGCTCATGCCCGCACCGCCTTCCGTCCGGCCTTGCGGCGGTTCTTTGCAGCCTTCGGCTTGCGGTTGTTCTCGTAGGCAACAACGTCCCGCGCGTGCTCGGCAAGGATGCCGTTGATGCGGCGGTTTGCCAGGGCGCGCTCCGATCGGCCTGCCTCGTTGGTGCCCATCTCGTAGCCCGAAAGCCAGACGAGCGCGGTCAGGCCGAGGCCGGCCGCGGCGAGCATAATGATGGTTAGTGTGTCCATGGGTGGTTCTATTTTCTGTTTGCTGAGGAGGCGCGTTTTGACTGCCACCACGCCTCGAAACTTGGTCTGGCGATTTCCCATCCGCCCCGCTTGCCCCGGGGCATGCACGCCGCAAACTCCCCGCGGTGGGCAAAGCGCCGGATCATGTAGACGCTGTAGCCCGTCATGGCTGCGGCCTGCTCCGGGCGGATAATGAAGTCGGTCGTGCTCACGCCGCTTCCTCGTTGAGTTTTTCCACCAGCAGCACGCGCACGTAGGACGAAAGGCTCATCCCTTTTTGAAACGCCGCCTTGCGCGCCGCGCGGATCAAATCGCTCGGCAGGGAAATGCCAGCAGCCTTTGCGCGCTTGTTTTCCGCAACAGGTTTTCTCGCCATGCGCCAAGACTTAACAAGGCATGGCAAGACATGGCAAGGCAAAAAATGGGGTGTTTTGCCCACCCCGCAAAAATTGACAAGAATTGCTTGCGGCCCTACGTTGTGGGCGTGGCTTACCCCAAGCAACAACCAGGCAAAGTCTCCCGAGCCGCAGGCATTAGTTTGCCCGCGGACCTCAAAGAGGCCGCGTCACGCGTGGCCGCAACTCAGGACCGTTCTTTGAGCTCCGTGGTCCGTGGCCTGCTTAAGGAATGGCTACAAAAGACGGGCGAGGGCCTGGAGTCCGCGGCCAAGCCAAAGCTGACCAAGGCCAAAAGTTCCGTAAAAAAGCGCCGCTAATAGGTGGTAGGTCTTTTTCATTGCTGGAGGTATTCATAGTTGGCGGCGTAGGACATCCGCGGTTTTACCCCCCCCCCCCCCGCAAGCAACAAGGTATTAAGACTTAAATAGCCCACCACGCCCGCCAATCGGCCCGCGCCGCCGGCACCGCATAAACCCGCTGCACCATCTTCGCGTCCGTGTGCCCCATCTGGAACGCGGTCAGCCCCGCGGACTTCGCCCTCCCCAGGTGGTAAGTGGCGAAACTATGCCTCAGACAGTTGTTCGGCCAAGTCTTGAGCACTGGCTTGCAGGCCCGCCGCTTGTGGTCGTGAAAAGTCTCCGAGGCCATCGGCAGGATCGGCCCCTTTTGCTTCCGCAGCCAAGCGCGGCGGCGATTGAGCGGCTCAGTGAAATCCACAATGCGCTGGTCAAAGCCCCCGCTGTCCTTCATCGCCCCGGGCGGCACATGGATCTGCCCCCGCTTGATGTCGACGTTCTGCCAGGCCATCCGCAGCAACTCCTCGGTGCGGATGCCGCCAAAGCCGCCGAGCAGCAGAAACGCCCGCACCGGATCGGGTAGCTCGAGGTCGAGCAGTGCCTTCATCTGGGCAGGCGTCAGGATGTTGCGAGCCGGCGAAGTCTTCGGCGCCGGCACGGCCTGCATCGGGTCGTCGGGGATAAGCCGGTTGGCGCGGAGGTAGCCAAAGAAACTGGCTGCGTAGCGGTAATACATTGCCTGCGTGTTCCCATTGGCCGACCGTGCCTTGATCCACCGACGGAGCGCCCCCGCTTGGATGTCGGCCACCGGCCCGCGAAACGACTTGCCAAAGGCCCGCGTAAAGATGCCCACCTTCTCCTGGTGCGAATCGCTGCGCGGGTCCACGTCCACCGCCCAGACCCGCAGGCCCGCCAGCACCGTGATCCCGCCGTCCGGCTCCGTCAGTCCCTCGGTCCCCTTGTCCTCGACCACCTTGGAAAGCCGCGCGCCCTCGCTCCACGCCAACTCTTCACTTGCAAAGAACTTTCGAATGCGCTTGCCGTGGGCAAAGAAGTCGCAGCACCACGGGCTTTGTGGCTTCGTTTTCACGCGGCGCACGCGATAGCGGACGGGTTTGTTGTTGCGCTTCATTTCGGTGCCGGTGCCACAAGTGCCACTAATCTCCTCCGTGCTTGCAACTTTGGCAAATTAAAAACAGCGACAAGCCAAGACACGGGAGCGGCGTAAGTGTCTGAGCTTGTGCGGCTTTTACAGAGAAAAATGGCGGAAGGGGTGGGATTCGAACCCACGGTGGGTTTAACCCCACGCTCGATTTCGAGGTGAGGGTTCGTCGCTTGTGCTCAAGGGTTTACAAAGTCGGTGCCGCCGGGTGCCAGTAATCGCTAAAACTGGCCTGCGTCTTCTCTGTAGCTTTTGACATAGCCGCCGCCCTTGCGTGGCGACTATCTCCCGAAAATGGCGGCGCTATGTGGCCGTGACTTGCTCCCATGGGTCCGACATCGACCCCCGCGCCCGCGAGGCGGCGCTGACTTTCATCGACCGCTACAAGCCGCAGACGCGCCTGCACCTGGGCGATGCGATCGACTTGGCCTGCCTGCGGGCCGGTGCTAGGCGCGACCCGGACGACCCGGATCGGGCGGCCTCGCTCATGGATGACTTGCTGGCGGGGCTGTCTTTCCTGCACGAGCTGCGGCCGACGATCTATTTCCACGGGAACCACGAGGCCAGGGCGGTCGGCCTCGCCCACAGCGGCAACCAGGTCGTGGCCTACGCGGCCGGCGCAGTCATGGCGCGCATCGAGGGAGAGCTGGCCCGCTACAAGACCGAGATCGTGCCCTATGCCGGAATCCTGCGAAACTCGGTGCGGCACTTGGGCGGCACGGCTTTCCTGCATGGTGCGCTGTTCAACGTCTCCGCGGCACGCGACACGGCCGAAACGATCGGCACGCATTGCGTGTTCGGGCACACCCACCGAGTCGCCATCGAGGCGGCCCGCACTCATGCTGACGCGATCGGCTACAACATCGGGTGCTTGGCTCGCCTCGACATGGAATACGCCGCGGGCCGCCGGCAGTCCTTGGCGTGGCGGCACGCGCTTTGCTTCGGGGAGTATCTGCCCGACGGCACCGGCTGCACGGTGAACGTGCTGACTCTTTCCCCCCACTACCGCCTCCCTCTATGAGTCACAAAAAGTCCGCAAAAAATGTGACACCCGACGCTGACCTCGCAGCTTGGTGCGCCATGCTCTCGGCCAGCAGCGTCGTGCCCGAGGTCGTGCCGCCCGGATGGTTCACGGTGCGCCAACTGGCGACTCAATGGGGCCGCTCCGAATGCACGACGGGAGATCGAGTAAAGCGGCTGTTCCGCGCAGGACAAATTGAGCGCAAAGATTTTATCATCAAGCTCGACCAAATCGTGCGGCCCACGCCGCACTACAAGCTAAAATGAAGAAGCGCACCAAGCGGCCGTCCATGCGTTTCAAGCTCGACGGCGAGTGGTGGACTGTGCGCGTCGAGCGCCCGCCGGATAAAGACCTTTGCGAAGGTTCGGTCAACTACCGCAAACGCATCGTGTATTTCCACCCGCAGGCGCTCAAAGCCAATCTGCTTGGCATCGTGGCGCATGAGCTTGCCCATGTGAACTTCTGCTGCGCGGACGAGACGCACGTCCGCGATCACGAGCGGTTGGTAAGCGTCGTTGCCAGGTGGCTGGCAAAGACGTTCTGCAACGGCCAAATCTCCATCGGCCAGCACCGGAGGGACAAATGACCTTCTGGCCGCTGCTTATTTGCACGCTGTGCTATATCGCCACGGCTGTGGGATTTTATCGCAACGGCGACATTGGCCTCGGGCTTGCCTTCACCGGCTACACGATTGGGAACCTCGGTTTTCTTTTAATCGCGGCAGGTGTAAAGTAGACCTGCAAGGCGGCCTGCTAATCTGTCGAAAAATGACAGGTTTTTGCACACGTCCCGCGAACGTGTCGATGGCATCGACAAGTTCAACTCACAAGGATTGCTTACAAGTTGGTGGCGGGGCCGGGCGTTAAACCCGTGCGAGGAGGCCCGGCGAACAAGCGCCGACCACCCCTACCCCGCCAAATTAGCCCTGCCAATCCGCGTTCTTGCCGCGCACATCAACGTGGACAAACGTCCGATACTTGCCAATGCCGCCCTTGAAAAAGCCTTCCTTGCGTAGCTGTGTGAGGATTTTGTGCAAGGTGGCCGGTGAGCCGGACAGATCAAGCGCGCCGCCTTTCATGTGGATGCTGTTGCTGGCTGAACCGGGCAAGGCTCGGTTGTAGGCGGGCGAGCGATACGCGCTATTGATCCGCAGCGCCTTGCCCAGCCGGTGCCGCGCCTCGTCGGCGACTTTTACCACGGCCAGCAGGGATGGCCACAGGGCGCGCGGCGGGTCGGTGTTGAGTTGCAGCCGGGCATCGCGCGCGCCACGGAAAAACACTTCGTCGGCGTCGAAATACCTCACGCCTGCCTCATCGAGGAGCTTTTGGAAGTCGCCCTTTGCGCCCGTGAACTGCTTTCCTTTTTTCCGCTTCGGCGTGGATGCGGTCGTGGGCGGCGGAGGCAATGTCGGCGAGGTCGGTGAGAGACAGCTTTCGCAGAAGGGCGAGGGCGATTGCGCGCCGATCTTCTGAAGGCCAGCCAGAAATTGAACGAATGAGTTCTTGAACCATGTAGTAAATGCTTTCATGCCGAGTTAAAATTCCACCTTGCCCCTCACCCCGATGAACTTCAGCCCCTTGCGACCAATTCGGAGCACGGGCTGAATCGAAGTGAGTAGGCGCGTAAGCAGGGGCCGCGTGTCAGATGGGCGCGGGCGCGTGAAGATCGCTCGCAGCATTTCGCTGCTGATCGTGACCGGGCGGCGGTTCACTCGGGCAGGACGATCTTCTCGGCGTCGATGGCGGCGTCCTTCTCAGCCGCGCCCCACGGTTTCCAAAAAAGCACATACCACAGGCGCTTCTCGAAGTCTGCGCCTCCGGACAGTTGCCAGCCCGTCTTGGCCAGCGGCACCCCGCCATTGTCGAGGTCGAGCGGCAGCGTGGCGCAGCCGGTGGCGAGCAGGGCCGCAATCGTGCAGGCGGCTCGCACTATTTGTCGCGTCGGAAGACTTCCCAAAGGCCGACACTGGCGATCACCACGGCGGCGATGGCCGACCATTGGTCCGGATCGAGCTTCCACCCGGCCGCTGCGGCGAGGGCGGCGAGGCCCGCCCAGGTGCTGCGTTCCTTCAGTTTCGACAGTGCCGTATTGACGAGGTTCATGCCCTCGGCAGGGTGTCAAAGCCGCTACCCGGCAGAATGTCCGGTTAAAAGTCCGGGTCATTCGCCATTCGCGCAGGGCGAAGATCACCACAAACTCAAGCCCCGCTCGGCCACCAGTGCGTGAAGGTGTTGGCGGGCAGCGTCTAACGCGGCGGCTACATGTTCGGGCAGATCTTCGTGCTTCAAGCGGGACCGGAGATGCGCGTCGAGGTCTTCGACGACCATACGCCAATCCGCGCCCTTGGCTGCGAGGTAAAATTCTTCCTGCTCTTCTGGAAGTGTAAACGCCAGGGTCGCGGTCACATGTAAAGTTTTCCTTTACGACTGGAGCACGGCCAGCGCCTCGCCCGACGCCTCCTCAAACGACCACGGACTCGCAGGCCAATCGCTGCGCCGCTCGTCTGGCGAAGTAACGCCCGCCACAATCATCCCGTCGAGCCACGCCTGCACTGCCGCCAACTTCGGCGAGGACTTGCCTGCCGCGTCAAGTTGCAGCTTGAGGTAAAGCATGGTCGTGCTGCGGTTGCCCGCGAACCCCTGCTGGTCTACCCACTCGGCGGCGGTGTAGGTCGAAGCAGGCGGCACACTCCAAGCCCCATCCGTCCACACGGCATCGTCTGACGGGGCGGCAGGCTGCACGGCCCAATCATTCGCCTTCGGGTTGCCAGCAGCCACCCACGCGGCCATCTGCTCGCCAAGGTCGCGGACATCGCTGGGGTCGCTGATGCGGTAGTAGTTAAGCATAAACTCGCGGATGGTTGGCGACTGTCGCCGTGTTGTTGTTGGTGATCGTCAATCCGCCGCGCACATCTTGGAGATCGCGGACGAGCGGTGCGTAGAAGACGAGCGACTGCGGGCGCACCTTGTCGCAGGTCATGCCGTCTGCGAGGGAGGCGATTTCGGCGTCGGTGAGGGCGACATTCCAGATGCCGACTTCGGCGATTTGGCCAGTCATAAAGTTAGAAGCGTTTCCGTTTGTAGAATCGCCCCCAATAGCAAGCCCGTTGATTCCAGAGGGAGTTCGTGATCCTGTCAGTGTTTGCGATGTGGTTCCGTTGAAGACGACCCTGTGGCTGTTTGCCGCTGCTTCTACGGCCGCAACATGGAACCAAGTGTTTGCCGAGGCCGTGCCTGCTTGTGGCTGCGTAAAACTGACCGAATCGTTGACGAAGAAAGACGGCGTAGATCCAGACATATACAGCAGGAATCGCTGCGCCGTAGAACTGTGCAGCGATACGATGCCCTTGTTTCCAGAGGTGTTGGAAATTCTTGCCCACGCCGCCATGGTAAATGGGGCCGCCGACACTGGGTTTGTCGCGCTGAGATACTGCGAACTGGAGCCTGTGAATGCTGAAGCCATATCAAGCCGCGCTCCTTACTTCACAAACGACCAACTCCGCATCGCCTGTCATGGTGTCTGCCCCATCGCCGCCGACCCGCTGCACACGCAAGCGGAACAAGTCGCCCGCCGCCAGAGAGTCGATGTTGGTGCAAGTTATATTGGTCACGGTCACGATGCCGCTGGTGCCGTTGGTGGTCGCGGTCGCGGCGGTGGCCGTGTCGAAAGAGTCGCTGTCGAGGTCGGTGTTGGATTTCTCCCATGCCACACTCCAGCGCACATCGCCGCTGGTTGCTGTCGTTGCCATCCAGCGCAGCGAGACAATAAGGCCGCTGCCGAGGGCTGCGGCTTCGGGGAGGATGCCAACGAAGACGGCGGATTCGGTGGAGGCGTCATCCGCATCGAGGACGCTAATACTGTTCCTCGTATCCAAGGTCATGAAGGCGGTGGCCGTAGGCTGGTTGTCGGTGGCGGTGAAGACGGCGTAGGTCTTTGATCCGCCGCTGGGGATGTCGCTGGTTAGGGCGAGGGTGCCGGAGGCGTTGGGGACGGTTAGCGTCCTCGTCGTCCCCGAGGACAGCCCATCCACCTCAAACGCGACTTTCTTGGTGGCGTCCGAGGAGCCGACGATGCGGAAGGTGCTGTCGGACGGTTCGGAGAGGCCGAGGGTGCCGGAGGTGTTGGGCTTGAAAATCTGCACAGGCACCGCCGTCGCGGCCGGGTTCGGCCTAATGTCCATGTCCCACTTGCCTTGATTCCAGCGGAAGGTGACCTCCTCGTTGTCGTCCATCTCGATGAAAGTCGATGGCGGGGCAGGCCAGATGTTGTTGGTGCCGTTGGTGACTTTTAGGAAATTGGCGCTGGGATCTTCGAAATAATTCGGCCGCACGGTGACAACGCCGAGCGCGCCCGCACCGAGGTCGGGCAGCACAACTTCGGTGTAGGCATTGGGCACTGCCGAAAGAATAATGGCCAGTGCGTGCAAGTTGCCGCCGACGATGTAGCTGGTGAGGTCGAGGACATCGGGCGAGAGTTCGGTGCCGATGCTTTCGATGGAAACCTGCTGCATCACGCGGTTGATGTTGAGCGTGCCGCTGGTGATGTCGGCGGCGGCGTGGGTGTGGCTAGCCGGGGCCGCGCCGATGTCGGCCGGAGCCAGGGCGATTTCGGCGAGGACGCCGCCGCTTCCTTCTTTCGCTACAATGATGTCGTTAAGTGCCATAGGTTATGGTGCAGGCGTCCAAGTGGAAATGGGCACGCGTCGCCATGTGTTATTGGCAACGCAGATGTAAAGACGCTCCTGCCCGTCGTCGTATCCGAAGGCTAATTGGCCACGGGCACCGGGCGAGGTAGGCGTTGCCGGTCCGGTTGAGTATTGTCTCCACGCTGGCAAAATTCCTCCGTGGTCGGGGAGGTAGATGGCATGGTTGGCGGTGGCAAACTCGCTGGCTTGAATTTCCAACACCCATCGGGCTCCGCTCCAGCGGAATACAAAATTGTCGTCGGAAGAGAATTCGTCGTAGCCGCTGGAAGGGTAAACCGCTGTCTGTCCTTGGTCGGTCAAGATTACGCGCAAGAATGAAGCAAAGCCCTCTCCATCGGGGACTCGGCGAATAACGACTTCGCCGAAGGCCGTGTTGGCCAGTTCGGGAAACGAGATGCGGCCATAGCTTTGATCCTCGTTTGCTTGAAAAAGCACCACAGCATTGAGGTTTCCGTCCTCAACACTGCTGGTCAAATTGATGCTGTCGGGCGAGGCGGAATTGGTTGAATTGACCTCCAGAGAAAGGATAGCCGCCCCTCCGCCCCCCTCGCCCGCAGGCCCAGCGGGGCCGACGAGCGGGATGGTGACCTCGACCTCGTGCCGCGATGGGACGCCGACGCGGGCGCTGACGGAGTAGTATTGGGAAGAGGCGGTCATCTGGTTAAGGGTTTCGAGTCAAAGGCTGGCGAGATGTCAGCTTGCAAAGTTGGTGAAGCCCGAGAGGTCTACGGTCTCGTAGGTCTGCCCGCCGGGGCCGAGGGAGTCGATGGCGGTTTGGATTCCCGGCAAATCGTCGGCGTGCAAAAAACCGCTGTCGGGCGTCTTGTGCGGGGCTAAAAAGATCAGCTCATTGTTGATAATAAAAAAGGCTGGAGCCCCGCTGTCTCCGCCGCGAATACCCGAAGGGGTGCCGCTGTAATCGGCCAGCGCATTGGGCTCGTTAAGCGCAGGGCGATACATGATGCCGGAAGGGTCGGCCTGCCCGCTTGTTGTGCTCGCGGAGTAAATGTAGGCAAAGCGTCCGTTTCTTTGTAGCGGCCATTGGGAATCCCAGCGATAATGGCTGACCACTACGCAGGGTATGTTTTGAAAACGGAATCCGATGTTAGATCCCACTTCAAGATTGACTGGAAAAAAGTTTTTGTATTCCTGCGGCAACAGTTTGTATTTTTTTACTGATGAGGGAAGCGATTCGGTAAAGCGAACAATCACACGGTCTGTGCCGATCGCTTGCTGCACTGACTGAATGGTGCGGGCCACTGTTTGGTTGTTGGCATCGCAAAAATAAATCACATCTCCGGCAATCGGTTGGTAGTGATTGACCCCAACAGCGTGATGCGGCGTGATCGCCGTCAAAACGTGGACGCCGCTACTGCCAGACTTGTTTACGCTGACCCCGGAAAAGTCTAAAGAGGCAGCCCAGCAATCTGCATTTTTGATGTAGTTGTTGTTGGCGAAATCAAAGGTTGAATATAGGCGATAGTGCTCCGGTGGGGAGGTCAGTCCGTTGGCCAAGGCGTGCGTTTGCGTGAAGACGTGTTCAGCGGCCGACCCGGCAAGAAAGTTGTTGAATCGTTTTTGGCTTGTTGGCTCCGAGAGTGTTCTGGCAATGGCTCGCTTCCGAACTTTTTCGTTGGTGGCAAAGCTGACTTCAATGGCAACCGTGCCGTTGGCCTCGTGCCGGAAAAGCTGGGGGTCTTCGGGCGATGCCGACAACACGGAGGGATTTGCACTTTGAATTTGATCGACAGGAGAAAATTTCGTTGGCAAATACTCGACGGTGGCCCGGAAATCGGAGACCGCGCTGGGGTAAGTTTCTTGTATGTATCGTGTGTCTCCTGTTGTGGAGAAGGCTACACTTCCCGGAGTCGTCTGACGAAACTCTTCGACAAGAAACAGATCGGCCTCGCGCTGTGCAATGGTTGCCTTGGTATGCTGACGGGCAAATTCGCTGGTTGTAGCCAAGCCGCAGTTAAGCGGATAGTTTACCGCCGCCTCCATGATTATTGCGAGGTCAGCTTAGTGTAACGCAACCAGCTTCCTTTTTTGACGGTCGTAGTAGCTCCGGTTGGCGGCACAAATCCGCCCCCAAACTGGAAAGTAATGCTTCCGGCGCTGTTTCCGCCCAATACCGAAAAAGATTGCAACATAAACGCGGTGAAAGCGCCTGTGTCGGGATGTCCAAGATGAGATGTGCCATCGCCGTCACCGCTAAAGATTATAGTGGCGCGGGTTAACGGCGCTGGGTTAACGGCGCTAAATGTTGGTTGCCAAAAACCAAAAACGGTTGCATTTGTTGCCGCAATTTTTCCGACAAATCCTGCTTCTTCCAATGGTTGCGGGGGGGAGGTGTCTTCTTCAGATTGTGTGGCAATAATGCCAAGCTCCACCGAATACATTGCATTTTCTTCGGTGGCAAAAGTTAGAGTGTTATCCGATTGCAGGGCATCGGACCCGCCGTCCGACGTTCCCAGTGATGTGCTTTGATCGGCAGTCTTAAAGACATACACTCCTTGCAGGGCTTGAACTCCAACCTGTATCCCACCCGCCGTGATTCCATCCCCAACCACCAACTGCTTCGTGTCCGTCGCCCACACCGGCTCGCCCTGCAACGGCGTAATCGCGGCGACCTCGGCGGCCGTGCCGCGCCGGATTTGGAGGTTAGCGGGTGCGGTCATATTGACCCATTCCCGATCCCTGCGCCCGTAAATGATGCTGTCTTCGGGCGCTTCGGGCAGTCCACCGGGGCCAACGGTCGGGATGCTGACTTCGATGGAGTAGTCGGCCATGACTTAAGTCGTGCGAAGGGTTACATCGCCAAGGACGCGCCATTGCCCGCCAAAGAGCGTGTAGACCTTGGCCGTGCTGTCCTTGAGTTGAACGTCGTAAAAGTAAGTGCCCGCCGTAAGGTTGTCGGGAGTCGCGCCGCCGGTGATGTCGAAATGGCTTTCCCCTTCCTCGGCATCGTCGTGCGCGGTGACGGTTTTGCTGATCGTGGCGTTGGCGTCGATGACGGTGAGCGCGGTCTTGACGGTCAAGAACAACGTGGCCCCGGTAAGGTCATACGGCTCGCCATCCGCTTGCTTAACCACGACATCGAGGCGGCCGGAGTCGCCACGGGTCCAAGTGAGGTCGGCGCTGGTGGAGTTGCAGCAGCTCATTTGTTGCGGTCCCTCCACATTTTAGACAGGCTCAAAAGTGCCACGCAGAACCCGAGAAACAACGTGCCGAAGCGCAGGGTCGTTTCGAGGTGCGGGAGGAGCGAAATGATCACGCTGCCGAGGGAGGTCGAGGCGGCGACGAGCGGGCGGGTGAGGAAGTCGGTGGCGGCGTGGAGGCTCATTAGATGATGTCGGCGGAAAGGGTGGCGGTGCTTTGGAACGTCTGGCGTTTGGTCGCGTTGCTGATTTCGACTTCCATCAGCACGTCGGTTGTGCCTGCGGCGACGAGGGCGGTAATCGCGGCGGTGTTGAGGTTGAGCGTTCCGAGGAGGCCGGGAGCGCCGAGGATGGTCGAGGCCGTGATGGCCACGGTGGGCATGTCGGCCCCGGCATACGCGCCGCCGTAGGTCAGGCGGTAGTCGTCGGGCGTGCCGATGACCGTGATCTCTTGGGTCGCTGATCCGGCGGCCGAGGCCAAAGCGGCGGCGATCTCGGCGGGGCCGGTGCCTGCGGGCAAGGGCGAGGTGATGTAGGCGGGGAGGACGGCCGTGCCCCCGCCCGAAGTTACGCTGGCCGTGATGGCCGTGCCGCCTGCCGTGTTGGCGATGCGGAAGCCGTCGCGCGAGCGGTCGCGGACGAAGTAGACCGACCCGTTGGCAAAGCCGGTGGGCGAGGAAAATCCCGTGAGAGTGACGCTTTGGCCATCAAGCAGGGCGTGGTAGGCCGCGACAAAGACGGAGGCCGTGACGCTGCTGACGGTGATGTTGCGGGTCGGGAGGGACAGCGAGTAGTAGCCGGTGGCGGGTGCGGGCGACATTTGGACGCGCTGGATCTCGGTGACGCCGGAGCCGCCGGTGATGGCGACGGAAGCGGTGATCGTGACGGTCGTCGTCACGGCCGTGAAACTGGTCACGGTGGTTGCCGGGGTGGTGGTGCCGAGGGCGAAATTCGCGGTGAGCGTGCTGTAGTTGAGGTAGCGGTAGGGCGCGGAAAAATCTCCGGTGGGCTCCAAGAAATACAACTCGATGTCTTCCACGTCTTCGCGGAAGACAGTCAGCCCGGCGGCGGGCAGTGTGCTGGTCGGCTCGGCGACGAATGTGCGACTGCCGGTGTCGAGGTAAAGTTTGCGGGCCTGCATCCTGCGGGATGACAGGTGTCAAAGGGTCACGCCTGGTCGGCGCGGTCGCAGCAGCCGGAGAGGCGCGGGCGGTGAGCGGGATGGGTGCGGGCGGCGAGGGCCAACAGGGCCTCGGCAAACTCGGCGGTGTTTTCCCCCGCTTGCACGCACCGCTCACAGACGCCCGTCGAGGGCCTGCCGCCGTAAAGCCCGAGGGCGCAGTGGTTCATGTCCTTGCTGACGCGGGTGGCGTGCGGGCATTTCATGCAACGATGATGTTGGCCAAGACGGTTGTCACGTCAGTGTAGGTTCCAACCGGCAGATCTTCTTCAAGGTAGGCAAACAACTCGTTGAGCGGCGTGCTTACCAGTTCCCACCGGCAGTTCTCCGGATTAAAGAAGAGACTGATTCCCTCGGAAAAGTCCTGCGTGGACTGATCGACTGCGCCGCTCCACACGCATTGCCCCGCCGCCTGACCGAACAAATCGAGGTCGCTGATGTTTTCGGCCAGAATGGAGCCGGAAAAGCTCAAGGTCGCTGTGTAGCTATTGGCTCCAAAATCCAGAGATAGGGCATAACTGCTGGCCAGTGAGGCGGCGACATTGATGCTACCTGCGGTTGCCATGCCGAGACAGGCGCGCGTCGAGCGGACGCCGTTGCGATAGACGGCCCACTGGCCGCTTTCCAAGATGACGCCATTGGTCGTATCGCCAAAGGTCGTGCCGTCGCCAGACAGGGTGCTCCCGTAGAACAAGACAGACTCGGGGCCACGTCCGCAACTGGCGGGATAGACGCAACACTCGGCACCGGCTGTGCAGCAGGTGCAACTGACAAGCCGCTCGCCCTCGACCAGCTTGGTGACGGCGCGGCGGGTGCCCGATTCGTCAACGGTGGTGGCGATCATTCCGGGCAGTCTTGGGTTTCAACCCATTGCAGGGCGCCGTCTTTGATGCCGAGCACATGCAAAGTTTTGCTTTCAATACCCTGAAATGGAAACCACTGAACGCCGTTCCAATACAACAAATCACCGCGAGCTTGGCCGTTTGCAAAAATTCTGGTGATGCGGGTGCCATCGGCGTCGTATTTAACTTCGTACAAATCGCCCCCAGCTTGAACGCTGTCGTCGGGGGCGACGAGCGTGCTGCGGCGGTAGTTCTCGTCCAAGTGGACGGCCTTGATGGCTACCGGATAGTCATTGCTCCCCTTGGCCGGTTTGTTTTTGACCAGCTCACCAAAAAGCCAAAGTTGGGTTGTGGCGTCCTTCGCGTTCACGGCTATTGGCTCAGGCGGTAGCTCAAGCTGATCGCTTGAACGGTCGGCGTGATGTAAGTGCTTCCTTCGGTCGGCGTGATCGGGGTGGTTTTCTCGAAAGAAAGGAAACCTTCAACCAGCGCATCGCTTGGGCCGGTGACGACCCAGAGATCGGCGGCGGCGGCTGCTGCGGCGTTCTTGGCTACGGACGCCATGTCCGCGCGGAAGAAAGTCGGCGGGCTGACGGCTTGAGCGCGGCCGATGCGGACGAACTCGACGACCTTGAGCCGCTCGTCGTAGATGACGAACTGCGGCACGGTGACCCGGCGCAGCGCGCCGGTCGGGTCGTATTGGCTGACGAGGCTGGCGGTGTTTGTGTAGTTGTAGGAGAGCGCGCGGCGGCGGGGTTCGACTTGCTCGCGGAGGTAGTAGCCCTTGAAGCCTGCCCTCTGGAGGGCTCCAACGTAATTGGCTTGAATCGTCAAAAGCCCGTTGGCCCGCTCGATGGTGCGGTCCACGAGGTAGAGGTTGTTCGTGACAAGTTCGCTGCGGAGGACGACGGTCGGCCAGATGGGCGGCGGGGCGTCGGTGTAGAATTTAGCCGATGCTTGCGACTGCTTGGTGACGGGCGCAACGTAGGTGACTTGGACGTTGACCAAGCCGGTGACCTGTTCCTGCGCGGACTGCTGGGACAGAACGAGGCCGGTGGAGTTCCAGGTGGCGTTGCCGATGACGGTGGAGGGCATGGCGGATTAGGAATAGACGAGGGCGGTTTGCGGGAGTTTCTCGTCGATGCTGGGGATGTGCGTTGTGAGCAATGACAGCACTTTGTTGACTGCGACTTCTAAGTCGGATTTGCCACCACCGCCGGCGTGCTTGGCGCGTGCTTCTTCTTCGGCGCGGGCGCGTTCCTCGGGGGTCTTGGCCATGTCCTGCACGTCCAAATTGTATTTTTCGGCCAGGCGCTTTTCTTCCTCGGCCACGCGGCGCTCGATGCGGCCGCGGAGACGCTCGGCTGCTCCGAATTGTCCGGCTTGCTCGAAGCGGTCAGCACGTTCGGCGGCTGAACGGTTGCGGTTCTCCATGCGGGCCAGATCGGCGCGGATGTTGGCGGCCGTCTTGTCCACGCTGAAGCGTTCTTTGGTTCGCTCGATGGCGAGGCCGGTGCTGCTAAGGCGTGAGGTGGCAGGGTCAAAGTTGACTGCTTGGCTGCCGCGTTCTCGGAGCGCGGCGCCGAAGCCGGTGACGGGGTCAAAGGGTTTGTTTGAGCCACCACCTCCACCACCGCGAGTTCCCGCCTTGGCGCGGGCCTCGGCTTCCTGGCGGGCGATGCGTTCGGCAGGGGTTTCGGCGGCGGCCGCAGCGGCAGTTCCGGCCACGCGGGGATTGACCGTGGCCGCCGCTTGTCCGGCCCCGGAAAGTTCTGCTTTTAGGCGCGCTGCTTGGTCGGCCGTGTTCTTGACCCCCTGCTCCATGGCAAAGAGAGGATTTTGCATGTTTTCCTCGTATGCCGCTTTGAACTCCTGCGGGATGCCGGCGAAAACTTCTTTGGCTTGGTCGCCAACAAGGGCGACTTGCGCGCCGATGCCATAGGTCAACATTTCAATAGATCGCGCCGCGGTCTCGGCCTCGTAGCGGAACGTGTCGGCCATACCAGAACGGCCGATGGCGTCCATGAAATCGGCCAGTGCGCCGTAAAGGACTTCCCGAAAATAGTTGGCGGCAATCGTAAAGCTGCTCTTCAGCAAATGCAGCAAGGCCCCGTCACTGCTAAACATTTTGCCGACAGACGCTGAGACGGTTTCAATAGCGGCCGATGCCGCGGCGACGATGGTGTTGATCGCATTGAGCGCCGTGTCTTTGGCCGTGGCAAACATGAGTGACAGCCCTTCGCCGAATTCGCCTTCGGTAATCGCCTTAATGGCGGTCTCGATTTGACTGAGCGCCGTGCTGAGTTTGAAGGTCTCGGTGAACCATGCCAGGGTGGATGCCGCGTATTCGGAGAGCTTGGCCCCGAAGCCGGCGGCGTCGATGTTGGCCAAGCGGGTGGTCACGTCGACCAGGGCCGGGGCGATCTGCTCGAGCAGGCCCGCGGCGAACTCTTTGCCCTTTTCGCCGATGGCGGCGAAGTTGTCGCCGATCGTGTCGAAGGACGCCGTGACGCGGTCCATGACTTGCGGCGTGCTGCCCAGTTGTTTGCGCGCAATATCCAGTTCCACGCCCATGGCGCGGAGCAGTGGCAGGAGTTCGCCGCCGCTGCGGCCGAGCAGCTGCATGGCAATGGCACTGCGGTCGGAGTCGTTGCCGACTTTTTGCAAAGCGGCAGCGACAGCCTGAAGTTGCTCGGTCGGGGTAAGTTCTTTGAGCCGCTCGAGGTTGAGCCCGAGTTTGCCAAAGGCTTCGGCCTGCTCCTTGCCGCCCTCGCCTGCTTCGACGATGGCCCGCTGGAGGCGGTTGATGGTCTGGCCGACCGCGTCGGCTCCGGCGCCAGCGTTCTCGAAAGCGCGCTGGAGGATAGCCAAGTTGCCGGCCGTCTCGCCGGTGCGGGCCGAGAGGTCGTTAAGCTGTCCGCCCATGGCGATGGCGGCGTTGAAAGATTGGACGGCGGCACGGACGCCGAGGAAAGCCGCGCCGATTCCGACCACGGCCATGGCGATCTTGCCGAAGTGGCGGGAGATGCCGGCGGCCGCGCCTTGCGCGATGTTCTGGAGGTTCTTCGCGCCGCTGCTGAAGCCAACGGTGTTGAGCGAGGCGTTAAACCTGATGGATTCTCCGGCCATTTGTTTCGCTTCGTAGTGTCAAGGATTAGACGTATTTCTTGTATTGCCGTCCGCTGGCCGAAGTTCTCATCTCGAAAACGCCTCCACGGCGGCCGGTGTTGAACGAGGGCCCCGCGGATGCGCCGGCGCTGACCGAGGCTTGTGATTGCTGACTTGATGCCGCGGATGAACCAACCGTGGCCAGCCCTGGGTAACGGTCCAACGTCTTTTTGATCTTGCCCTCTGCCGCCAATTTGACCGCGCGGCTGAAGTAATTGGCGCGGGCATTGAGCGCCTTTCGGAAAGCGGCGCCCGCCTGCGCCCAGCGGTTGAGGTAGCTGAGGTTGTTGACAAAGCCGACCTCGTATTTGTCGCCGCTTCCTTTGCTTGTGACTTCAATGAGTTCCCGCATCTGGCCTTTTTTGTGGTGGGCTGCGGTGCGGAGGTAGCCAGGCGCTTTGACCGGGATGCCCAGCCCTTCGCCGATCTTGACGAACATCGAGGCGGCGAGGCCGCGGGCCTTTTGTTTGTTGACCAGGGATTTGGCGCGCTGCTCTTGGATCTGGCGCCACAGCCAGGAGGGATACGCTTTGGGCTCGTTGGCGCGGGCGAAGTAGTAGACGAGCCGGCCGTTCTTGCCCTTGGCCCGACGCTGGGCGGCGCGGGTCTGGGCGCGGGCCACGTCGGCTGCCGAGTAGGTCTTGCCGCTGCGGCTCTCGGGGCCGGCGTAGTTGAAGGTGTATTGGGCGCCGGGGCGTTTGTCGTGGCTGGCTTGAATGCTTTTGACCGTGGCCTTCTTGGTCATCTTGACCGCACTGGTTAGCATGGCCGAGAGCTCCGCTTTCATTACGGTCTCGAAGTCCTTGCCGCTGAGTTTGCGGAGGTCTTGGATCGCGAAATGAAAGCGGCGGGCGGCTTTCTCGTCGGGCGTAACCTTGACTTGCACACTACACGCCGCCTGTCAGCGCCTCGGCCAGCAGGGCGTCGATGTTGCGCGCGCCGGTCTCGCCGCTGTCGGACCACCGGGGCTTGCGGCCGCCGACGATGTCGTCCCAGAGCAGGAGCTGGTTAAGTGCCGCCAAAGGCAAATGCCAGATGGCCTGCTCGAGGGAGATGCCGTATTTGGCCACGCGGGCGGCGAGGCACAGTTGCCACGCCGGGCGGGCCGTCAGGCTTTTGGGCCGTCGCCCTCCGCGGGTTCCACCGAGGCGCTTTGGGTGATGGTTGCGGCGACGCGCTCCATCTGGCCGGTGATCCACGGCGTGAAGGCGAACATGTCGGCCGGTGCCTGCTTGTCCATCCACTCGTAAATGTCTGCCTTGAGGTCGTCGATGGTGGCGATGCGGCGGCGGATGTCCATGATCGGCAGCGAGTGCAGATACACGAATGAGTAGACCGCGAAGGCGTAGTCGCCGTCGGGCTCGCCGGTGACAAAGCTGTTTTTCAGCCGCACCAGCAGGCTCCAAGTGGCGGCCGTGACAGGCCGCAGGGTGATGCCGTTGACTTGTTCTTCGCTTGCTAAGGCCGAGACCTCAAGCAGCGACTCTCTTTTTTCTGGGTCGATGTCCATATCGACCCGAGGCGGCTGTCAAATCATCTGGGCGACCTGGCGCTTTACTTCGGGGGCGAGCTTTTCGTCGGCCAGCATCACGCCGCCCTGCGGAAGGTTGACCATGACGAGGCGGCGGGTGCGCTTGAAGATGACGTCGAGCAGGAGCTCGCGGTTGTAGAGGGCGGCGCGGGCGCCGGGGAGATCGGGCAAGGTGTCGCGCAGGGCTTCGCAGGCTTCCTGGCTCTCGAGGATGGCTTCGGCGATCTGGCCGGTGGTGAGGCCGGCGGCGCCTTCGCAGCTAAACCAGTAGTGAACGGTCTCGCGTCCTTTCTGGACAACGCGGCTGATGGGGTCTTGCTGGCGGAGGGTGACGCCGACGGTGCAGAGCACGGCGGCGAGTTTTGTGTCCGTTGTTGCCCAGTATGATGCTTGCATAATCTCGAATGTCTGGGGGCGCTATGCGCCCCGGGTTAGAAGGCGTGGTTGGTCGCGCCGATGGTGACTTGCTGGAAGTCGTTCGGGGCGCGGCTGACGGCAACGCTGTCGACGTAGAAAGTGCCGGTGACGCCGGCGAGGCCCGCGGTGGCGTTGGCCAGGGAAATGGACGCGCCGATCGTGGGGATGGTGCCTTTGAGGTAGCCGCTCATCGAGGCGACCGATTTCTTGCCGTGGTAGGCCGCGGCGACAAAATCGCCGTCCTCATCGACGACGGTGGTCTTCTCGCTGTCGGAGGTTTGGGAGAAAGACGTGAAGACGGCGACGGTTTCCGCGGAGCCGCCAAAGGTGATCGAGGTAAGTCCAACAATAGTCGCTGCCATAGTGACTATGGCGCGATGTCAACCTACGGGCGGCGGTAGAGGCCGGTGCGCTGGCCCTTGTCTTGCTCGTAGCCCTCGAACGCGGCGCCCTCGATGGTGGTGGCGGTGGCTTTGTCGGCCAGGCACGCGGGCCAGTTGGGCAAGCGGAGCAAACCGTCAGGTTGTGGGGTAGGCTTCGTTGACCCAGAGGCGGAAGTTGATGGATCGGCGGAATGCTCTTGTTTCGTTTTCATAGGATACGGGGTCGAACTCCAATCCCCAGACTTTGACCAAGTCGGTGGCGTTGAGGTTGGTGACGAAGTTGGGGCCGTCGACGGTGGCCCAGAGGTCATGCCACAGTTCTTTGAAACCGGCGGCGCCTTCGTCGTCGTCTTCGCTATCGGGCTGGCGGCGCTCGGCGCGTTCTTCGTCGGGGGTTTCGTCGGCCGAGGTGGTGAGCGTGATCGTGACGCGGGAGTTCCAGGTCTGCATGCCGAGCACGAGCTCGTCGAGTTTCTCGGCGCGGATGGCGATCATGGGCAAAGAGTCCTCGTCGGACTCGTCGGCCGAGGTGATGCGGCAGGTGGCGAGGTTGCTATCGGCGGTCAGGACGGTGTCGATGGCGCGCTCGAGGGATTCTTCTAAGCTGTAAGCGGGGGCGCTCATGGGGTGTCGGGCGATTGCAGGGTGAGGTCGATGGTGGCGGTGTCGGTGTCGATGCCGGTGATGCGGTAGCGGCGGCCGGCGTATTTGACGATTCCGCCCAGGCGGAAGGTGGGCGCGCCGGTTTTGAGGACGGTGGCGGTGAGGCCCCTGGCCGCTTCAAAGCCGCCCTCGCCCAAGGTGTTGCCGTAGGTTTCCTCGCCGACGACGGCGAGGTAGCATCGCTCCCTATACTCGATCTGGTCGCGGATGGTGCCGACGGCTTCGGTGCTGGCGGCGGTGTAGGCTTGAGCGAACTGGCTCATGCGGTGGGAGTCTTGTCAGCGGCGGCCACGAGTTGCGGCAGGATCGCGGCCGCGGTGAAGTGCTGCTGGACGAGTTCGGTGGCGCGGATGGCCGTGTCCTGGTGGCGGGCGAAGTCGAGCGCGGCGACGAAGTCGCAAAGGTCGGAGTCGGAGATGTCGGGGTCGAGGGCGAGGCGGTGGCGGCCGGCCTTGAAGTATTCGTTCTGTGGCTCCATGGGTTGCGCCTCAATGATCAGGGCGCCGCTGGCGGCGGCTTCGTAAAGGCGGATGCCCTGGGCGCGGCCGTTCGAAGGCGGGCAGAAGACGCCGGCATAGTTGGCGTAAAGGCAAGCGACTTGGTGCGCGGTGGGGATGCCTTTGGGGATCTGGATGATGTCGATGAGGCCGCGGGCCTGCAGGGCGGAGAGCATGCGGCGGCGGGTGACGTAGATGCCCGGGCGGTATTCGGTGGTGTCGCCGACGAAGGCGAGTCTTTGTTTGCGCTCGCGGAGCGGCGGCCCGGGGCGGAAGGCCATGGTGGAGACCCAGAGCGGCGAGACGGCGGCGGAGCGGCCGAGGTGGCGCATGGCCAGCGCGTCGCACTCCTGACCGCAGGCGTAGAAGTCGAAGAAGGCGGCGCTGTCTTGGAAGTCAGAATACTCCGTGATGGTGTTGCCGCGGCACCATTCGGTGGCGAAGCTGATGAGCGGCTTGCCCAGGGCGCGGAGGTCGGGGACTTGGGTGAAAAAGTCGGAGTATTGGGCGGGGCTGACGAAGACGATGGCGGAGGCGTCGGATTTTTTCAACGCGTCGTAGACCTGCGCCGCGGGCGACATGGTCATGGGGATGGCGTGGTTGACCACGCCGAGGGCGCGGGCGTCGGCCAAGGCCAAGGCGCCGAAGCTGGGGGGCTCGTGCCAGTGGTAGAGGACGTCGATCTTCACCGCGGGCCGTGCTCGAGGCCGGCGATGGGTTGGCCGGCGGTGACGAGGTCGTCCCAATGCAGCGGGGGCGGCGCGCTGTGGTCGGTGGCGTGGACGACGAAGGCGCCGACAGCCGAGGCGGCGGGGTCGGCGGCGTGGCGGAAGCGGCCGAGGATCGGGAGGTCGGGGCTGTCGGCGGCGAGTTCGAAGATGTATTCGATGCGCTCGGCGTCGCGGGCGTTATCGAGGAAGAGCTTGCGGACGCGGGCGGCTTGGACGGCGTGGCCGGTGGCGCGGTGGATGACGGTGATGGTGGGGACTTTTTGCGCGGCGAGCCGGGCGCGCTCGAGGTCGTCGGCCTGCTTGTCGTCGCCGGCCATGCGGAGGTATTGCGTCCAGAGCGCCTCCCCTGCCCACCCGTAGAGGCCGTCGCGGTGGGTCCACATTTTGTCCGCGGGGCGCGGCAGGGCCATCATGGCGCGGAGGTAGGCTTCGGCGTTGAGCATGTCGCCGAGGTCGAGGTGCATGGCGCCCAAGAGGGCCAAGGCTTCGCGGCGGTTGGGCTGCGTGCGGTAGGCGCTGTGGAGCGCGGTGAGCATGGCGGCGTGCTCGGGGGTGCCGGTCTCGAGGATGTCGGGGCGGGCCATCTCGGCGATATTTAGACAGAGCTCGTAGCGTTCGGCGGGCTGAAGGTCGGGGTGCGCCAACGCTTGCTTGGCCAGGGCCATGGCTTCGTTCTTGCGGCCGGCGCCCATGTATTCGCCGTGCAGGTGGTAGATCTCGGAGAGTTTGCGCTCTTCGGGCGGGATGCTCTCGAGGATGCGGAGGTTGCGGCCGGCGCCTTGCTTGGGCTCGTCGTCGGGCAAGTGGATGACGACGGGGGCGTCGCAGCGGGCGACTTTGGCGTCGGGGGCGAGTTGGAAGTTCTCGTGGATCTTGTTGATCCAGCGTCCGCGGTCGCGGCGGACGAGGCGCTCGCGGAGGTTGTGGGCGATGCCGCGGCCGGCGACGTCGTGGTAGAGGGCGAAGCCGTCGAAGTCGGCAGCGAATTTCTCCATGAGCTCGTGGAGGGCCAAGGCGAAGTTGGGCCCCGGGGTGTCGTCGGCGTCGATCCAAAGGACCCAGGGTTTGCTGGCGAGGTCGAAGGACCGCTGGCGGGCGGCGCCGAAGTCGTCGACGTGGGGCCAATCGTTGCCGGGGGCGTTGGCGTAGACGTCGTAGGTGGCGCCGTGTTTCTGACAGACCTCGGCCACCTTGAGGCTTTTGGCCTCGGCGCCGGTGGCGTGGACGACGACCATTTCGCTGACGGCGGGGGCGAAGGCGGCGAGGGCGCGGTCGAGGCGCTTGGGTTCGTTGCCGACGATGACGCAAAGCGCGATCTGCTCGCGCGGGCTGATTTTCTCCATCTCGGGCGGAGGGCTTTTGTCAACAAACGAAAACCCCCGGCGCGGGCCGGGGGCTTCGTGTTATGCGATGGGAAAGACTACTTACCCAGTGATGAGCTTCGCGGCTGCGGTGATCGCGCGGCTGTGGCCGAAAACGCACTCGAAGGAGGTGCTGTGGCGACCATTGAGCGGATTGTACACGCGGCGGTAGCCGAGAGTTAGTCCGCTCTGCGGGTCCGTGATGGTCGTGGCGGCCAGATACTCGCTCGGAGCTTGGGGCTCGAGGGCGCGGACGGCGACGGCCACTGCGTTCGGGTGAACGGCCATGCCTTTCAGCGTGATGCTGTTCGAAGGCAGGATCACCGACTCGTAGACGTTCATGCCGAGCAGGCGCGGGACGCGGGCCTCGGCGATGGTGTCGCGGATGCCGAACTGCGAGGCATCCAGCAGGTTGCTCTGGGACAGCAAGCTGTCGTAGAGGGCGCTGTCGAGGATGAGGCTGCGCTCGGTAAGCGGCACTTTCTCGTCGGTGAGAGCCTTGCGGAGCGTGCGGGCGTTCGTGATGGTGAACGCGCTGGCGCCGGTGACCGACGCGGTGTATTGCGCGGCCGAGGAGGCGGTGGTGACGAAGAGGTTGAAGACGCTGGTCAGCACGGCTTGCGCCAAAGCGCGGCCTTGCTGGGTGGCGAACTTGGTGATCTCGGCGACCGAGGACTTGGAGTATTCGGTGTCGCTGAGGCTGACGGTGACGATCTGGTGTTTGTCCACCGAGATCGAGATGTTGTTCATCGTGCCGCCGGTTCCACCGTAATCGTTGTCGAAGGTGGTTGCCGTCAGGTTGGCGATGAGCGGGACTTCAACCGTCGAGCCGCGGCGCACGACTTCGTTGGAATACGAGGTCGTGAAGACGGAGAGCGGGAGAAGGTCCGCGGTGAAGGCTTCCAGCGCGGTTTGCGCGAGAAGTTTATCATTCAGGCTGGAGCTAATTGTGGCCATAAATTTGAGTGGTTAGAGGTTAGGAGTAAAAAGATTTGATGATCGCGGCCTTGTTGGCGCGGAAGAACTCGGTGGCTTCCACGCCCTCAAGGGCGGCGAATTTCTGGGCGGCGGTGAGCTCGGGCTCGGGAGCCACGGAAGCGGCGGCGGGCTCAAGGCCGACGGCGGCGACGATGGCCGCGGCTTGTTCGCCGGCGGTCTTGGAGTCGGCGCGCAGGGCGGTGATCTCCTCGTCGCGGGTGGCGACTTCGGCGGAGAGGCGGGCGATCTCGCCTTTGAGGGTTTCGAGTTCTTTGGCCGTGTCCTCGGCGACTTGCGCTTGGGCGGCTTCGGCTTCGACTTTGGCGGCAAGGTCGGCCTGGAGGGCGTCAACTTTGGCCTGGAGTTCGGCGTTCATAACTTCCTCGGAGATGTCAACTGCCTCGTCGGTGACGGGCGTGTCGACGGCGGGCTCCACGACTTCGGGAGCGGCTTCCTCGGCCTTGCGGGATTTCGCGGGTTTACGCATAGAGTTGGAGAAGTTGTCAAAGCGGGCGCGGGCCTGCTCGGGGGTGATGGAGGCGGCGGCCTCGAGGTCGTCTTCGATGCCGTCGATGAAATTCATGCCGAGGGCTTCGGTGGCATCGAGCCAAGTTTCCTCGTCCATCATGGCTTCGATCTCGCCGCGCTCGCGGCCGGTCTTGCGGACGTAGGCGTTGACGAGGGTGGCTTTGAGTTTGTCGAGGACGTCGGCCTCTTTGCGGAGGTCGTCGGCGTCGCCCATGGCCATGGACCAGGGGTTGTGGATCATGAGCATGGAGTTGCCGGCCATGAGGACTTCCTCCCCGGCCATGGCGATGACGGAGGCCATGGAGGCGGCGAGGCCGTCGACGTGGACGGTCAGGCCGCCTTTGTGCCGGCGGAGGGCGTTGTAGATGGCGGCGCCTTCGATGACGGAACCTCCGACGCTGTTGATGCGGAGGTGGATGTGCTGGTCTTTGAGCTTGCGAAGATCCGCGACAAAATTCTTTGCCGTAACGCCTCCGAAGCCGATCTCGTCATAAATAGAGATTTCGATGCCGCTGTCTTCGGCTTCGCTGTTGCGGGGCGCTGAAATTGCATACCACGTCGGGTTCATTGCGCTTGCGGCGGTGTCAATGCGGCGGGTGTGACCGGCGCGGGATTGGGATTGAAGGTGGCGATGCTGTCGGCGCTGATGCCGAACTCGGCGGAGAGATCGGCCAGATACTTGGCCTCGACGGCGCGCTGGCGGAGTTGGTCTTTCCACTCAAGGCCCCGCTCGCTGTAGTCTTCGCTGTAGGTGCGGAGGCCGGCGCGGACGTCGTTCAAGTTGGCGGCGGCTTCGCGGCCGTAATCGACGGAGGCGGCGGCGGGGCGTTGCCATTCGACGCGCCACCAGTTGTCGTTTTGCGGCAGGAGGCCGCGCTGCATTGCCAGCGTAATCGTGTGGGCCCAGACGCGGGAGCAGAGGCGGTCGATGAGCAGGGCTTGGCGTTGCTCGAAGGTGCGTTGCGCGCGGACCAAGACGGCGCGGAGGGCGGCGCCACCGGCGTCGGCGGGGCGGGCGGCGAACTCCCAGGGGACGCCGATGTTGAGGCAGACTTCGCGCAGAAGGACGTCACAAAATTCGCGGAAGTTTTGTGACGGGCGGTTCGAGGTCCACGAGATGAGGTCTTCGCCGAGGCCAAGGCGGGGGATGGCGCCGCCGGCGTTGCCGAGGCTTTCGACGGTGACTTCGCTGTTGTCCTGGGTGTTGACGCTGGCGGTGGACTCGCCGAAGAAGTCGGCGCCCTGGGGGTTCGAGGACTTGATGGCGAGGGCGATGTAGGAAGAAATCTTGAGCGCCATCTTCTCGAAGCTGACGGCGTCGGAGACGTCGCGGAGGTGGTTGATGGACGGGGCGAGCGGGGTGACGTAGCGGAGCTCGTCGCCTTGGCTGGCTTCGCCGACGTGGATGAGTTGCTGCGCGGGGATGTCTTCGAAACGCTGGGCGGCGTCCATGCCGTCGCCGATCAGGTGGCGGTAGAAGATGGGGCGGAGTTGGTCGTTGACCACGACGCCGTCAATGATGTTCTGGCCGCCTTCGCGGGCCTGCGGGTTGCTGGGCTCGTAGATCGAGGAGCGGGCGTCGCCGATGCGGTGGGCGAGGATGAGTTGCAGCGCGGGGTATCCTGTCGATTGGGCGGTGGCGCGAAAGAAAACTTCGCCGTCCCTATCGATGGCGACCGAGGCGATGCGTTGCATCTCGCGCCAGGTGTAGCGGCCTTGGATGTCGGCCACGCGGGACCATTGGTCAAAAAAAGTCTCGGCCGCGGCGTCCCAGGCTTCGTCGCCAGATCGGGCTTGGGGGCGGATGCCGGTGCCGGTGGCGTAGCGGGCTTTCTCGCTAATGAGGCCGCGGACGAAGGGCATGTTGTTGTAGACCCAGCGGGAGAGTTTCATCAGGCGCTCGCGGTCGGCGCCGGAGACGTCGATGTGGCTGTCGACGGCGGTGGCGTTATACGGAAAGCGGCGCTGGATGGAGGGGCGCGCGGCGTCGTAGCTCTGGGCCTTCGGGCTGAAGGCGCGGGTCACAAGTTTCCAGCGGTCGGCGAGTTTCATCAGTGCAGCGGGTAGTTGAAGGCCGCGATGGTGGTCTTGTTCGTCTTGCGGGTAAGCCAGAGCTCGAGGTCGGCGGCGGAGAGGTCTTTAATTTGCTTCCACGCGTAGAAGGCGAGCTCGGCCACCGTGCCGGCGGTCTGGTCGGGCGGGAGGCTGTAGCTGTAGGACTTGCCGCCCATGCTGGCGGAGACGAGGACGCGGCCGCCTTCTTTCGCCACGGTGAAGTTGTTGGCGGCGATGGTCTCGAGGGCGGCGACGGTTTTCAGCGCGTCCTTGTTGTTGGCCACCCAAACACTGAAGACAAAGGAGCGCGGAGACATTGCTCACGCGAGCGGATGTCAAAGCCTCAAGCCGCCGCCTGCGGCTTTTGCATTTGTGTCTTGAAGACCCCTCCAAAATCGGCCAAGGCGGTAATCATGCTCTCACAGTCTAGCAAGTGATCGTCGCGCTTTCCGATGCGGGTCCAGAAGGCCGTCTCGCGGCCGGTCAGGTGGTTGCGCTTCACGACTTTCTTGTGCGCGTTGATCTGCCGCTTGTAGCTGTCCGAGACATCTGCGGCCACCGTCCATTCCGGCCCCGCCCCGCTGCGCAGCCATTCGACGATATCCTGCGTCAACTGTGATGACCAAAGCATATGTATCCACCCCTTGCGAAATGGGCGCACGATGGAGGCGGCGCGGCGGATCTCTTGGCCCATGCGGATCGGGTAGTGAGCGCGCTCCTCGCCCTTGCATGGAATCCATCGGTTCTGCATACAGCGGTCGTATACTTCTTGCGCTCGGAATCCGTAATCGACGGCCACCAGCTTGGCTCGCATCGGACCGACCGCGCGCGGGACATCCACGCCAAGCTCGGCCACCTTGGCCTCCACGTCTTCCCAAAGTTGCAGCCTGCCTTCGTCTACTAGTCGGCTTGAACCGTCGCGGGCAAAGGCGCGACAGACAAACCAGTAGTGATCCATCTGAACGTCCACACCCATCATCCGCACCTCGCCGTCTTTAATCGGATCGCGCAGGGCGTATTCGCCAAAGGGGATCACCCGCTCTTCCTCGTTCATGGATTCTTCCCACGGCTCGGCAAGCTGGGACTGGATGAAGTCCATAAGTCCAAGCAAGCCGGCTTTGGCCGTAAGAAATTGCGCGGCCAGTTCGCCAAAGTCGCAGGATCGCCAAGGCGCATACAGGGAATTGAGGTGGTAGCTGCGGCGGTTCATCGGTGCGCCGGGGTTAGTCGCGCGCCACTCGCCTCGGCGGATCATTTCCATCTTTTGCCCGCTGCTAATCGGCTGCTCGCACGATTCGCAGTAGTAACGCGCCGTCTCTTTGACCCGCTCAAGGTTCCACGTCTTGCCGTCTTCCAGCTTGGCATCGTCCGACCATCGAACGCGAGGCCACTGAAGGCGCTGCATATGCTGGCAATGCGGACACGGGACAAAGTAATACCTCTGATCGCCAGACAAAAACGCTTTCCAGATTTGCCCCTCGGACGTGGTCGGCGTGGAGACTTTGACCGTCAGGGAATTGGCAAAGGTTTTGGTGCGGTTTTGAGCCAGGGCAACGGCGTCGGCTTCTTTGGTCGATTCGCCAGCCAGCTTATCGACTTCATCCAAAAGCAGCAGGCCGGCCGGGCGCGAACTAAGCGACGATGGAGAGTTTGAACCGACAAAATTTAACACGCACTGGTCAAAGGTTTGCTGAAGGTGCTTGAAGGCGTGGCGGTTCTTATCGACCTGAGACTTTAACACGGGCGACTCCTCGACAATCGGCTGCCATCGCACCTCGGAAAAGCTGCGGGCCAGCGCCTCGTTGGGCATGACCCACACCACAGGCTGTGGGCGGTTGACCACACGCCAAGCTGTTCCCATCTGAAGCAGGGTTGTCTTGCCTGTCTGCGTGCCAAAGACCATAGCAATCTCCGAAACGTCCACATCGGCAAAGCTCTCAAGCGGCTCCCTCATGTATGGCGTCATCGCCGTGGAAAATCGCCCCGGCATGGCGGTGCCAGTGCGTTCGCTCAACCAAATTTCATCCTCGCACCACTCAACTACGGTGCGGTCATCGCTGACGCCGTAGACGGCGCGCAGGTCTTCGCGCAGCGTATCGGCTGCTGGGCTCATATATCGGCGCGGATGCCCTCTTTGAGTTTCTCAAAGAATATCTTGAGTTCGGTTTCGATCTCTTTCTTTGGCAAACTGTGCAACCGAGCGGCCAAGGTCTTCGGTGCGGCGTCAAGCTGGCGGCGTATGGAGTTATGCGGACGCAGGAAAATGTCTCTGGCCTCGGAGTAGTACAGGGTGATTTTCTTCTCGCGGAGGTATTCGCGGCGGAATTGGTCGGCCCGCTGGCGCACGTTGGACGCCAGGGCAAAGTTGCTGTTGGCCTTGCGGTATTCCTCATGCGTTGCGCCGTTCTTGGCTGCGTGTTGCAGTCGCTCGTAAGCAATCTTCTCAGCGCGCTTGGCCCGGCGGCTGTGCTCGATGGGGTCGCTGTTCTCTTCCTCGGCAATCAGTGCCTCGGCATCTACCACTTCTTCTTCGGGCAAAGCGTCCACGAATGACGGCTCATCAATAGTCACAAGATCCGGTGTTTTGCGCTTTACGTTGCGGGGCTTGGCATGGTTTGCCCGCCATGCGTTCATCGTCTCGACGGTGGTTTCCGGCATCCCCGCTTTTAACAGGTTCGCGGCTTGGCTTTTGGAGATACCGAGCTGGTCAGCTACGCTTCGAACGCTCATATCTTTACTGGCGCAGTAGGGTTTCGGAGGGTGAAAAAACGGCGATTTGAGCAAAAACCGACATAGGCGCATTTGCGCCAGAATCGCCAGTGGCGCGATTTTTTTTGATTTGGCCGTGGTATTGCACTCATGTCCATCTAGCGCCGCCTGTCAGCCTTGCTGGACGTTTGGCGCACTGCTGGACACACGCATAATCTGCGGTCTTGTCACGGGCACT